TGAATCAGACGATTTACCATTCTAAGATGAATAAAGAACTTAAATTTCAAAACTTGTGTAACCTTACTACTTCGGTATTAGGGTTGCACAAAGGTTCTTTAGCTGAAAAGAGTAGGCGACAAGAACTGCAAGTACCTAGAGCAGTAGCAAGTGTAATAGCTTTGACTGAAGATGAAGTATCACATACGCAAATAGGTAAAGTAATTAAAAGGGATAGGAGTTTGATCTATCATTATGCGAAAATGCACCAGTCTAATTACGCAACTTTTCCAAGATACCGAGAAACCTTTAATAAGATTTACAATGCCTATTCTAATTTTAAGGAAGATAAAAATACTTTCTTTGACTTAGCACAATTAAAGGATTACTTAGTTGAGTATGATATAGTTGATAGTGTTAAACATCAGACTACAGTAAGGATAACTTCAGGAAGAGTAGTAGCAGAAGTAAAACTTTCTTACAAAGACTTCTATAATCAATTAGAAATGATTAAACTTGCACTTCAAAACTTTCAGTATGAAACTGAGATAATTACCTTATAAAATGAAAGAGCAACCTAATTACTACGCAATACTATCAGCTGAAGTCAGGTATGATAATCGGCTAAAAGCTAATGTAAAGCTCTTATTTGCCGAAATAACGGCACTTTGTAATATGAATGCAGAATGTTACGCAAGTAATAAATACTTTGCAGACTTGTATAAAAAAGAAAAAGGTACTATCTCAGGATGGGTTGGCGAACTTGTTAAATACAAGTACATTAAAGTTAGATATACTTACAAGGAGGGTACACGAGAAATATCGCATAGGTATATTAAAATAATCAATTCAGGTATGCTACAAATATCTAAAACCCTATGCGATAAAAATCTAAAGAGTAATACTACAAGTAATAATACTACAAGTATTAATACTAAAGGGGTTTTTGTTAAACCTTTAATAATTGATATTAAAAAATATTGTTTAGAAAGAAAAAATAATGTAGATTGCGAAACCTTTTACGACTTCTATGAAAGCAAGGGATGGGTAATTGGTAAAACAAAAATGAAATCGTGGAAAGCCTGCGTAAGGACTTGGGAAAAAAGAAACACTAAAACGAATACTAACGATAGAACTACTGCTCATAAGCATACAAATGAAAAGTGGTTAGAAGGAGATAACGAATTTTAAAAAATTATGAGAACAATAGAAGATACTTTTAAGTCTGCGGACTTCTTACAGCCTAAGATGTACAATCGTTATAGGTTAGGAACTAAGGAAGAACTAACAGAAATGTTTATCAAAGCCTTTAAGCACTACGATCAAACAGTTGCAACCTACAGACACCTTCCTGCGTATGATGAAATAATTGACTGGATGGTAGACACTAAAGGAAGAGGTTTAATAATATCAGGAAATTGTGGACTAGGAAAGTCTACTATCCTTAACTATGTTATTCCTGCAATTTTTAGGACTAAAGTAAATAAAGTTTTAATAAGTGTTGCAGCTAAAGACTTAGGTGAGATATTAAGAAAACCTAATCCTTTTGTTATTATTGATGACTTAGGAACTGAAAGTATTAAGAACGACTACGGAACAAAGATTGATGCAGTTGTAGACTACATCTCATACGCTGAAGACAAGTCAAAGACTTTACTAATAACGACTAATTTAAAAGGCGAACAATTAAAAGCAAGATATGATGACAGGACTTTAGATAGACTAAGGAAATGTAAGAAGGTAACAATAGAAGGAGATAGTTTTAGAAAATAAATTAAATAAATAAAGAAATGAAAAAAGAAGAAATGTACAACCCTGAAAAGAATAGTAGCTTCAACATGATGTTTGGATTTACACAACCTTATGTCTATAGCTACGTTCCTGTAGTTAGAGAAGTTAATTCACAAAAAAAAATAAGAGAAATTAAAAAAACAAATGAAAAAAACAGTTAGCAAATTAAAAAAGGAGTTAGACAAGTGGTTCAGTCTTTTCATAAGGCTAAGAGAAGCTAACGAGTACGGAATGGTTCAGTGCTTCACGTGTGGGGTGGTTCGCCACTACAAAAACGGTATGCAAAACGGACACTTTATGTCAAGAAAACATTTAGCTACAAGATTTTCAGAAGATGGAAATTGTGAGGTACAGTGTGTATCTTGTAATATTTATAATTCTGGAATGCAGTACAAGTACAGTTTAATGATTGAAGAGAAGTACGGAGAAGGAAGAGCTGAAGAACTTGAAGCTTTATCAAGGACTACTTTAAAAATATCAAGGTTTGAATATGAAGAGCAGATAGAGTACTACAAAAACCTTGTTAACAACTTAAAGGAAGAAAAGGGAATAGAGTAGATTATTTATTATCTTTGCATTATGACAGAAACCATTTACGCAAATGAAGAGCATAGAACTATAATAGAAACCTACGTTACTATGTGTAAAGAGTTCGCAAAGGACGTAGCAACGATCGATAGATACGAAAACTACTTAGAGGTAGTAGATATTATTATGGAATACTCAAACGCTTACGGAGATGGAATAAGAGTGGACAACTTTTGGGATTGGCTTTTAATAATACCTATCAACTTAGCAACGGCAACTAATGGATTCTTTGCAGGAGTTGAAACAAAGAAGAACGCTGCAAAAGTTAGAGGGTATAGAATATTGTTAAACGAACTGGTACAAGATACAGTTAATAAAATAGATAGTATTGAAACGATAAAGGAATGAAAATAATATATGAAGAAATATCTAAGCTAACTCCTAAGTTCCGAACTATGGCTTACGGACTAACAACCGATAAGAATACAGTAGATGAAGCAGTACAGGAGCTTATGCTATACTTCTTACAGATGAACCCTGAAACACTAGAAGCTATTTACGACAAAGACGGAATATTAGGAATTACACGTTATGGAGCAGTAGCTTTAAGACGTGCCTTAACAAGTCCTAGAAGTAACTTCTACTACAAGTACTCAAAATACTATACTAATCTATCAGGGCGTTATATGGACGAAAGAAGCGATAGTACTCAAAACAACTTTCATCAGAGTATATACAACCTTCCTATAGTAGAAGATGTAGATTTACAATGGGAAAAGCTAGAGAAGATAGACAAAGCCCTAGACGATAATTTTTCTTGGTACGATAAAAAGGTCTTCGAATTATACTATTCAGAGTCTAACACGCTAGACTCTTTAGCTAAGAAGACAGGAATAAGCCGTAACAGTTTATTCACTACAATAGACAAAGTAAGAGTACAACTCAAAAAGAAGTTAAATGAATAAGTTTTTCGTAACTAAAGAAGTACAAAAGGATAGAATAAAAATCTGCAAGGGTTGCGAGTTCTACTTTAAACCTACAGGAAGTTGTAAAATTTGTAAATGTTTTATGTCTGTCAAATCTTGGATTGCACCTGAGTCCTGCCCAAAAAAGTATTGGCTAAAGACAACCGAGATTAAACACGTTAAAAATACATCAGAAATTCCTAGCGAATTAATAAAAGAAATAGTAGATTTGTATCCAAGTTTAAAAACAGGAAGAGCAAAGGATCAAGCAGCCAAAAAGAAAATGATAGAACTATACAACACAATATACGGAACAAGCTATAAGACTAACACAAGTTGTGGAAGTTGTATCTCTACTTGCTATGATGGTATAACAAAGATATATAAAGAACATATTAAAGAATACTCTAAGGACAAATAATAATTAATATAGGAGTCATACCTACAAAAGCATTTAATTAAACCTAGAGTAGTAGAGGGGGGGTTTGGTCGCCTCCCCAATACAATTAACATAATAAAGAAATGAAAACACTAACAGAAATAGAATTAGCAGAACAAGATGAACGCTGCAAAGAATTAGGATATTAAACTATGGAAGAAAAAAGAACATACAAAACAATTAAATGGATATTAAAAGATAATATCAAAAAGAATGTAAGGGCGTTGTGGACTTGGAAGGATGACAACTTTACTTGTATCTATGAGAACTATGACGGAGAAGATCGTATTTATACGAGTTCGCAACTACTTAAATTACTAAGCAAATGATATACGACATAATACTATATGTAATACTATTTGTATTTACTGTACTGATAATACTTAGTTGTGTTAAAGGAGCTGAAAGGAATGAAGCTAACAAGAAGTTAGAGGATAAAATGAATAATTTAAAATAATAGATATGTCTAAAGAAACCTGTTGCAAGATAAACCCTAAGATGAAACTAAGTAAGGAACAGTTAGGACTTCAAGATTGTAGAGTACCTGACTACTATAAAGGAAAGAACGGATATGAAGCACGGAAAGTATGCGATAACTTTGAACTACCTTACCACTTAGCTACAGCTACTACTTACATCTTACGTGCATACCACAAGCACGATACACCAGTAGACTGTATAACAAAAGCAATAGCACACTTAGAATTTGAATTAGATAAAATAAATAGATGACAGATACAATAGAATTAGTTACTTGGAAGGGAGTAGTAAAGAAGTACGGCTATAAGGAAGGAGAAAGCAAGGGTACTAGATTTGGTTTACAGTTAACCCTAGATGGTATGAAAGAGACTCAATTTATTTGGCTTGATTCTAAGCTAGAAAGAAGAAAACTATTTAAGACAATAATAAGAATAGCTGCAAATGAAGGGAGAGAGTTAAAGGTTTTAGAATAATGAAGTTCGTAATAAAAAACGACAAGGATAAACAGAACCTAATAAACTACTTTAAGGAATTAGGGAACGACTACTTAGTGGAAGTAAAGAAACAAAGAAACACAAGGTCTAATATGCAGAACAACTATTACTGGAGTTGTATCGTTCAACCTCTCTCAAATGATTTGGGCTACTACCCTGACGAAATTCACGATCTATTAAAATTAAAGTTCTCTACACAATGGGAAAGCATAGAACTAAACGACAAGACAATAGGAATACAAGTAGTCAAGTCTACTGCTAGAATGGACAGCAAAGCCTTTGAGATATACGCAGACCAAATAAGAATGTGGGCAATGACTGACTTAGGTATAAGACTTATGCTTCCAAATGAATTTGAATAAATAAATAATAAAATTATGATAATAAATTTAATAATGAAAATACTTTGGAAACTTGGTTTAATAGAAAGAGTGTATAAAATGCAAGGTCATAGAAAC